AAAGTGTAGATTTTTCACATGGAGAAACTGATGGTGATAAAAGTACACAAGATGTTTTAATACATGAGTGCTATGTAAGAATGGATGTAGATGGTGATGGTAAAGCAGAACTATTAAAAATCACAGTAGCAGGTGATGGTAAAAAATTATTAGACATGGAAGAAATAGATACAATGCCATTTGTATCAATGACTCCAGTTATTATGCCACACAGATTCTATGGAAGAAGTGTAGCTGAATTAGTAGAAGATATACAATTAATTAAGTCTACTGTAATGCGACAAATGTTAGATAATATGTATTTAACTAACAACAATAGAGTTGCAGTACAAGATGGACAGGTTTCAATGGATGACTTATTAACTAATCGTCCTGGAGGAATTGTTAGAACAAAACAACCTCCTCAAAATGTAATGATGCCTATACAGGCACAACCGATTACTGAACAAGCAAGTGGTATGTTAGCCTACCTAGATTCTGTAAAAGAAACTAGAACAGGCGTTACAAGAACATCACAAGGGCTAGATGCAAACACACTAAATAATAGTACAGCAACTGGCCAGAACCAAATTCTGACACAATCACAAATGAGAATGGAGTTAATCGCCAGAATCTTTGCTGAGACTGGTGTAAAAGATCTAGCCTTAAAAATGTTTGAACTTACTTGCAAGTATCAAAATAAAGAAAAAATAGTAAGAATCAGAGGTAAATATATACCTATGAGACCTTACGAATGGAAAGACAGAGTTAATATAACAGTTTCTGTAGGATTAGGAACTGGATCAAAAGAACAACAGTTGATATTAATGAATGCAATATTAGAAAGACAAATGTCTGCAATTAATCTACAACAAAATGTTCATGGCCCAATGGTTAATCTTAGAAATATTTATAACTCTTTAAAAAAATTAGTTGAAAACGCAGGTCTAAATAGTATAGAACCTTACTTTATGGATCCACAAGTCGGAGCAGCTCAAATGCCACCACTACCTCCTAAACCACCAACAGAGTTTGAGAAGGTAACATTAGCTCAAGTACAAGGTGAAAACCAACGTGCACAGTTAAAAGCTGAAACAGAAGCTAAAAGTTTGGAAGGTAAAATGAGACAAGCACTTCTAGATTACGAACTAGCTATAAAAGAAATGGAATTGAAATACAATACCAAGATTGATGAGTTAGAACTAAAACGAAGATCTATGTTAGAACAAACTGATTTACAAAAATCAGGAGATCTAATGGGAGCAATAGTAAGAGGACAAAAACAATTCTTTAATGATGGACAAGGAAACAATAATCAGGGAGGGCAAGAGAGCTCAGCAACTGCTGGACGATCCCCTTCTAAAGACAGCATTTAACGATCTCTTAGAAATTTATAGACAAGAGATTTTTAATACATCTTTCGCAGATGATGACAAGCGAAGAAACCTTTGGGTAGCCTTTAATATGGTAGATAAAATCAAAGGTCATTTGCTTAGCGTCATGTCTAGTGGAAAACTTGCTCAAGTAGATCTTGAGAATCTAAATAAACGAAGTTAATCTAACGAAACTTCAAATTCGTCAACCATGAAAGGAACGATATGGCAGAAGAAAATATACAAGGTGCAGCAGAAAAAATATCTGGATTACTGAATCCTAAACAGGACAATCAAGTACCAGAAACTAAAGCAGAACCTTCAGAACCAACTCCTGAGACACAGGAAGTTCAAGAAAGCACAGAGTCGAAAACAGCTCCTATTGAACAGGAATCTGAAAATACTGAGACAACAGAAGAAACACCAACAGAATTAGAGACACCAGAGCTCCACCGAGTTAAAGTAAGTGGTCAAGAGCTTGAGGTGAGCCTCGATGAACTGAAGGCAGGATATTCTAGAGACTCGGATTATAGACAAAAAACTCATACTTTAGGCATGGAAAAGAGAGATCTTGAAAGCCAAAAGAATAGTTTGCGTCAAACTTACGATACTCGTTTAAATGAACTAAACGATTTAATTTCGACAGCTAATCAATTTGTTGAACAAAAACAAGGTGGACAAGATCTTGCAAAACTTTATCAAGAAGATCCAACTGAAGCTGCTAGACTTGACTTTCAATTAAGACAAGAAAAGCAACACATTGAATCTTTAAAAAGTAAAGCAAGAGAAGTTCAGGCTCAACAATATGAGTCTTATCTTGAAACACAAAAAGAATTAGCTGCAACAAAAATACCAGAGTTTAGCGATCCAAATAAAGCTGACTCTTTTAAACTTAACTTACGTACTACGTTACGTGATTATGGTTTTAATGACCAAGAGATAGGTAGCCTTGCAGACCATAGATTTTTATTGGTAGCAAAAGATGCTATGAGTTTTAAGTCTCAAAAAGACAAAAGACCTATAGTTTCTAAAAAGGTTGCTAATGCTCCTAAAGTTTTAAAAGCTGGTGTTGCTAGATCGAATGTTAGTTCAGGTAGAGAGGAAGTAAGAAATAAAATCAAGACGCTAAGAAAGACTGGTCACATAAGAGATGCTCAGTCAGCAATAGCTGATATGATTAATCTTAAATCTCAACAAAGGAAATAAACAATGGCACAACCAACTAACACGTTTGATACGTATGATTCAGTCGGTGAAAGAGAAGATCTTTCTGACGTTATCTACAGTATCTCACCAACAGATACGCCTTTCCTAAGTTCTGCAGCTAAAACACAAGCAACTGCAGTTCTACACGAATGGCAAACCGACTCACTTGCAGCAGCAGCTACTAACAATGCTGTTATTGAAGGTGACGAAGCAACTTTAGATGCATCAACTGCAACTACTAGACTTTCTAACAGTACACAAATTATGGATAAAACTGTAGTTATTACTGGTACTCAAGAATCTGTAGACAAAGCAGGTAGAGCATCTGAATTAGCATACCAAATCGCTAAAAGAGCTAAAGAGCTTAAAAGAGATATGGAAGCTACTATTACAGGAAACATTGCAGAAGTAGGTGGAAACTCATCAACTGCAAGAAAAATGGGAACTCTTGGATCTTGGGTCACTACTAATGATGACCTAGCATCTGATGGTGCTTCTGGTGCAGGTGCAGGAAATGCAGCTCACACAGATGGTACTCAAAGAGCTTTCACAGAGTCTCAATTAAAATCAGTTATTAAATCAGTTTGGAATGCTGGTGGGGATCCTTCTATGGTTATGGTTGGCCCTTTCAACAAACAAAAATTATCAGGTTTTACTGGTAATTCTACTAGATTTGATGCTGGTGCAGACGCTACTTTATACACTTCAGTAGACGTGTACGCATCTGACTTCGGTCAATTGCAAGTAGTACCTAACAGATTCTCTAGAGATAGAGACGCTTATGTACTAGACATGGAATACTGGGGAATTGCGTTCTTAAGAGACTTTTCTATGCATGAACTTGCTAAGACTGGTGACTCAGAGAAAAGACAACTTCTTGTTGAAGCAACTCTGGAATCTAGAAACGAAGCAGCTTCAGGCTTAGTAGCTGACTTAACAACATCTTAATAGATTAAATACTTAGGGGGGCAACCTCAATACTGCTCCCCTAGTATAATTTTAACATTGAAGATCTGAGAGGGGTTAAGATCGGAACAATGAGGAAACAAAATGAGAACACTTAACGACTATTTTATAACATCAGCAATACCAGATGTATCAACAGCATCATCAACATTTGTAAATGTACCAGATGGTGGAAGAATTATTAAAATCTTTGCACATAACAAAGCAACTACTACAGGAACAGCAGCTATTACTTTTGAAATAGATGGCGTAGCTTGTGCTAGTGCAGCTATTAGTCATGTAGCATCAGGATCTGCAGGTAAGAAATACTCAGTAGAACCTTCTGCAACTAATGATGTCCTTGAAGGATCTGTAATTGAAGCAATCACTAATGGTGGTTCTACAAATGCATCTAAAATGGAAATTACTTACGTTATTAGAAGATAATTAATTATGGGGGTGGCAACATCCCCAAACAAAAGGAAAATAATATGCATATAGCAATGAGACCTATAACAACTCAGAAAATAACATCTTCTGGTTCATCAGCTGCATCAGCTGCGTTTGGTAATAATATAGAATATGTTAGAATAGCAGCAGACGCTGATTGTCATATAGAATTTGGAACAGGCCCAACAGCAACTACATCTAAAATTTTTGTACCTGCAAAAGATACAGAATATTTTAAAGTATCTGGTGGAGAAAAAGTAGCTGTAATTGGATCAGTAAATTTATACATAACAGAACTATCAGAGTAGTATGGGTAAGGTAAGATCAGTTGAATATGATGCTGGAGTAAAGACTAAATACATTCAAGAATCAGATGGTAGACTAACCATAAATAATCAACAAAATGTAAACCCTTTGTTAAAAAGAAACAAAGAACTTTATAATCATGACAATGGTTATATATCTTCTGCTAAAGAAATGAAAAGAGTGGCAAGTATACCACCTTTAATACTTTCTATATGGGCTAAAGAATACAATGGAACAAATAACTGGTTTCAATTACCTAAAGATATTCAAAGAAAAATAATGAGAACTAAACTTAATAGTAATGAGTTTAGGTATTTCAGAACAGCTGAAGGAAATTTATAATGGCATTAACATCATATTCAGGATTAAAAACATCTATAGCAGATTGGTTAAATAGATCTGATTTGACAACTCAAATTACAGATTTTATTGCACTAACTGAAGCTGACTTTAATGCTAAACTAAGAATAAGACAGATGGAACAAATAGATTCTATTACAATAGACTCTGAAACTGAATCTGTTCCTACTGGTTTTATTGCAGTAAGATCTTTTTATATACTATCAGCAAGTAATAAATATCCTTTGGAGTACATAACTCCTCAGAATATGTTTGAAATTAAAGCTGGATCAACAACTGCTAGACCTAGAGTCTATACAATTGAGAGTGATAATGAGACAGAAACTTTACGTTTTGGCCCTGCCCCTGATTCTTCTTATACTGGGTACTTATCATATTATAAAAGTTTTGGAGCTCTTAGCGATTCTAATACAACAAATTACATTTTAAACAAACATCCAGGAATATATTTATATGGTTCATTATACCATGCAGCAAACTTCTTAGGTGGAATAGATCCTAACCAAGTACAACAATGGTTACAGATGTATATATCTGCTATGGAAAGATGTGAAAATAATGACAAACAAGATTCATATGGTGGAGCACCTGTTACACAAAGAACAGATGTTCAAACAGATTTATCATTTTATAGGGCTAGATAATGCAGATACCTTTTGGAGAATGGATGCCTGATCAACCAGAACATGGTATGAAAGGTGCAAACGTAGCAACTAATGTTTATCACGCATTGGGATCTTATAAAAGATTTCCATCATTGGTATCATATACAGGTACATCAACTGTAGGTAAAGATGCTCATGGGTCTGGTTCTTTTAGAGATAATTCTAATACAGTTTATAATTTTGTAGCTACAAAAACAGATATACATCAATTAGCATCAGGAACATTTACTTCTCGTAAAGGAAGTTTAAGTGGAGATGATGATGATTTTTTTACATTTACACAATTTGGTCAATATGTAATTGTAAGTAATGGAGTAGATCCAGCTCAATATTATTTAATGGGAACATCTACAAACTTTGCTAATCTTACTTCTATACAAACAGCAGGTACTTGTCCTTTATTTAGAGTTTCAGGAGTTGTTCGAGACTTCTTAGTAACAGGTAATATAGCTAATGCTACAAACAGAATACAATGGTCTGGTATTAATGATATTACAGTTTGGTCAGGTAAACAATCTGACTTACAAGACTTACCAGGATCTGGTGGACAAATAGTACATATTACTTCTGGAGAAGTAGGATATGTATTTAGACAAAATCAAATAGTTCGTATGGACTATGTTGGTGGTGCAACAATATTTAGACTATCAGTTATATCTCCAAACAGGGGAGCCATATTTGGAAGAACAGTATGTCAAGATAATAGACGTGTATTTTTTCTTGCAGATGATGGTTTTTATGAAATATCAGGTGATAACGTAGTACCTATTGGAGTAGAAAAAGTTAATAGATTTTTTGATCTAAACTTAAACAAAGCATATTCAGATAGAATAGTAGCAGCAACAGATCCATTTAATCAATTAGCTATGTGGTTGTACCCAAGCGTAAGTAATACTAACAATACAACAGGTATTTGTGATAGAATCATAATATATAATTACGCTACAAAAAAATGGTCTTTAGCAAAAGTAAGTGCTAGTCAAATATTTCCACAATTTGTAGGAGCATATACAGTAGAGTTAATGGATATTATTTCAGAAAACTTAGAACAAATTAATGCTAACCTTGATACAGATTTTTGGAATGGTGGACAAATGTTTTTAGGTGGAATAGATGGAGATTTTAAAGCTGCAATCTTTTCAGGAAACTCAAATGAGTGTGAGATAGAGACAGCAGAAATAGAAGCATTTCCAGGAGCTCGTACTAACATTCAAGGAATAAGACCAATAGTAGATGCAGAAGCAACAGTTACTGTAAAAACTAGAGAAAGATTAGCAGACACAGAAATAGAGTCTAGTTCATCTTCTATGGTAGATAGTGGGATTAATCCTGTTAGACAATCAGGTAGATACATTAGAGCTAATGTTAAAATACCTGCTGGAACAAGTTTTGATCATGCACAAGGTATAGACATTGTAGCATCTAAAGCAGGATATAGATAATGACAGATTCAGTAGATATAGATAACGTAAGATATTCAATGGAAACACAAGAGTTTTTCCAAAGACAAATAGAAGAAGCAATTAACACTTTAGTTAATAAAAATAATACAGAAAGCGATAAAGCTTTCGTTTGGTTTATGGAGTAAAATTATGGCAGGAACATTTTTAGGTAAATACGATACAACAGCAGCAAACAACTCAGCTACAGGAACAGGAGCAGTTTCAGTAGCAGAAGGAATGCTACCATCTAATATCAATAACGCTTTTAGAAGTGTTATGGCAGATATTAGACAACATTATAATGCAGCTGAATGGATTGAATATGGTGATGGTGCAGGTGCTTATACAGCTACTTACGCATCAGCTACATCGTTTACTATTGATGGAACAAATGTAACAGCTATTTATCATGCTGGACGTAGAGTTAAAGTTGTAGCATCAACGCCAGGCACAATATATGGTACTATATCTAGTACATCTTTTTCAACAAACACAACAGTTAATGTAACTTGGGATTCAGGAAATTTATCTAGTGAAGCAATTACAAGC